CGACTTTTAATGTTTGTAATCTACCAAACATAACACTCCTGATTGAAAGTCGGTATAACTCTAAAGTCGGTATAACTATTAAAGTTATAAGCATTAAGCGTATATTTAATTTTATATCTAAAAACCTAATTTTGAAATTATAATAGCACCAATAACTGCACCAATAACCGTAGCAATTATACCAAATATCCACTTCATTATATAGCTATGACTTCTTATCCTAGAAATAAAATGATTGTAAGAGACTCCTTCATTTGTAAGATTTAATTGATAGGGGATATTGTCTGCCCAGAATACTGTAATATAATTTCCTTCTTTAAGTGCTTTAAAAGAATTTCTAATCTTTAAATCATCTGATGAATTTAATTTATCAAATTTATTATACCAATATTCTTTTTGTTCTTCTTCACTCAAATTTTTAAATTTCCTAATTTCTTTCAATAATTCCCAATCTTGTTTAGTCATGTTTATTATCCTTAATGTAATAATTTTTAAATAGTTCTATTACTCAAAAGTTTCTCCAAGTATAAATTTCATTCTACCTTTAAACACTGGAATACTAATCAAGAATATAATTAGATAATGTATAAAGGAATTTATCATCATACTTTTTGTTATTGGTAATTGATGATAAGTTTGACCTACTATTTTAAAAGCGGTTAGTGTGCTTGTTATAAAATCAAGTGCCAACCATAGGGCGACTGATGATCCTATAAAAGCAATTATATAGTTTAAAAGTTTACTTATTTTTGGTAGCTTTTGATTTATTAAAACTAGCAATATCCCATAAATAATTACTATTGTAATTGAAAGGGGAATAGCTAATTTGTTGTCTAGTTTATCTTTTATGGATATATAAAACCCTAAACCTACAACTATAAAATCAATCAAAAATGCTGAGATTTTTACAGAGTAGGTAGATATGAGATAGTAGAAAACTATTCCAGAAAGGATTAATAAAATATATCCTGCAATAAAAATTCCCATAGAATCTCCTAATAATAATCATCATGTTCAGGGCGATAGTTTTTAAGAAAATCTCCCTGAGGAGTATTAACATTAATTGGTTTATTAAACTTGCCCATTTTTGCTAACTCAGAAATTTTTAGATTTAGTAAATTTATATCTACACCTAATTTTCCAGCAATTTCATAATCACAAACTTGATCATTGATATTATCTAGGACATCTTCATCGCTAATTAATAAATGAGCTGCAAAAATATTAGCTTCAGTTTCAAATTTATTTGTAGGGTTTAGCACTGTTTGGTCATGAAAAGCTCCGCCACTCATACAATAATCTCTGTGAAGTTGATCGTGACCTAATTCGTGTGCTAATATCGTCTTTCTATTAAAATTTGTGTTGCTACTGATAAAAATAAATCTGTTCCTTTGAATATAATGGTACATTCCTAAAAGTATTTTTGTTTCAGGTAGATATACCAGGTTAATATTCAAAGCTTCTATTAATTCGATAGGATCTCGTGTCTTATATTTTTTTATAAGTCGATTAACCTTATCATATATATAGCGATTCATGCTCATAAAATCACCTAATCTTTTTTCTTACGACCATACTTCTTGTTTTCTCTTTTAGCCTCCCAATAAGCACGAGTAATAGCTTCAAAAGCAGCATCTTTATCTTCGTCAGAAATTTCTCCACCAGCAAATAAAGAACTTAGTCCTTCAGTTAATGCTCTAGCTTTTTCTAATTCTTTTTTGCCACCCATGTTATAAACACGATTTAAAAACTCATCACTTTCTTCTAAAAGATAATTGTAATCACAGTTCATAACCTCAGCTATTTTTTTGTAAACCTCGACATCTCTTGGGTATCTTTCTCCGTCTTCATAATGTACAAGAGTTCTTGTACTTATTCCTATCATTTTTGCAAAATCTGCTTGACTTAACTTTTCTTTTTCACGAAATTCCTTTAATCTATCCGCAAAAGCCATAACTTTAACCTCCTGTACTAATGTGCATTTATAACTTTTTATACGAACAATAGTGCTTGAATTATTTTTCAGTATGAGATATAATACAAACTGAACTTATATTCATATTATAGCACAAACATTCAAGTTTGTAAATAAGTTGTATTGGGGTGATTAGATTGAGAATAAGTAAAACTTTAAAAAATATAATGAACATGTATGCAGATAGCAACTTGAAATTTGAAGAGATCAGTTCAGCTGCAAAACTTATTTTAAGTTTATATAGACAAGTTACCTGGGCAGTAGATAGCAGGGCAAATTTTATGATGTTTGAGAGTAAAGAAAACTATGGATCAACTTCAGAATCTGCTTACTTGTATCTTTCTACATTTGCTCCAGAAAAAGTTGAAGAAAAGTTTAATAATAGAGTTTCTAATGTAATGGATAGTAAGCTTATGCTTTTAATAATTTATGATGCCTGTGTTAGGCTAAAAGTTTATCCAGAGTATGGAGAAATTTATCATAAGATTATTTATAACTACTACATTGCTGAAAAAAAGATTACTGATGAGGCTTGTATGAGAAGTGTATCTTTAGAGAGAACTGTTTATTATCAAAGAAAGAAGGAAGCAATTGCATTGGTTGGTGTAATAATTTGGGGATATACTTTACCAACTGCTATTAGCCAACTTGAAGACGGTCGTAGCATTGAAGAAATAATGAACATCTAAGAAATTAATTTATGACGAACTGATTGCGTACTATTTCCGAATGAAAAAAGTACCATATACGAATTTTATGTATACTTAAGTGCATATATAATATCCATGATGGGTGATTTGCACCTAAATTTAATATTGGCATTCATTGACTGAAAGAATTTATTTTCTTTCGGTCTTTTTTTATGCCCAGGAGAATATATGCAAAGAATTAGAAGTCTTCCTTGTGTGAATTTTATTTTTATATAACAGAAATTCAAGCGGGCAAGGAGGAAAAATTAATGGACAAAGAATATTATTTATTTGTAGAAGGAAAGAAAGTAGTTGTTAGCAAGGAAGTGTATCTTGCTTATCATAGTGAATTGAATAAAGAGAAATATCAGATGAGAAGAGACAGGTTAAATAACTGTTTCTTTTTTTGTTCCTATGATCATGATGGTAATTTTGAAGAAAATTTAGAAGATCTGGAATTTGATGTTGAAAAAATTATCGAAACAAAGGAAATGATTGAAGAAGTAAGAAGAGCTATTTCCAAACTCAACCCTGCTGAAAGGGATTTGATAGAAAGTCTTTTTTATAAAGAAGAAACAATTAGAGAAGTAGCTGCTAAACTGAATATTTCTCATCCAGCCGTTATTAAAAGGCGTAATAAAGTCTTAGAAAAACTAAAAGAAATGCTAGAAGACTTTTAGACGATAGTTACCAAGAGGGTCTAATTTTCACTGTTACTCATGCAGTGGGAATTGGACCTTTTTATATAAGCAAATTTATTTTTGAAAATTGGTTACCAAGAAAGACTTCTTTTCACTGTTAAGTATAAGAGGGTAATTTTAAACAATTTTGTTTCATCAAGATAAGTATTTTCTGATGGTCAAATTTTCAAATTTTAAAAAGATTAATAACTCTCGATAAATTTTGAACCTTAACAATTGAATAGACCAAGACAAGACATTAATCATTTTTGGAGCGTAATAACCTATCCGCCAAGATCTTTCTGCTGAATAATTCGGCAAAACAAGTACTGCTAAGCTAAAAGCAAGGGAAGAAGAAAGGGAGCGATAAGTAAGAGTTTGAATATAGGGAGGGATACCCTATTCGCTGTGAAGAAAATGAGGATAATGATACTTCTAAGGTTGAAGCCGGCTCATCCTGAACAGAGGCGGAGGTGAGATTCCTATGTTGCTAATCCAAGGCACTTGTCAATGTCAAAAAACTTTAATTTTATATTGTGAGGTAAAACCTATGAATACAAAAGAAAAGAAGAAATATAAACCTAAAGAGCAAATATCAAAAGAAGATTATTCTAAAAAAATTACTTACACTCAAAGTGATAAAGAGTCCCTCGACTTACTAGATATTGTTGAGCTTTATTTATGTAGAGCTTGTATAAGACTATAAGCTGGGGTGCTGACTTAAAAACTTGGGTGCGGTAAAATATAAGTGGTAGAAGAACTCCTTAATGACTATTTGCCCAAATACAAATTAAGGAGGTTTTGTGATGGAAAAATTTGCTTGTATGTATCTTCGTTTATCGAGAGAGGATGGAGATAGCACAGAAAGTAATTCTATTTCAAATCAAAGACAGATTATCAAGTCATACGCAAAGGACAATGATTTTAAAGTTGTTGCTGAATATGTAGACGATGGTTTTTCAGGATCTAATTTTGACAGACCAAAATTTAAGAAGATGATTCAAGATCTTGAAGAGAAAAAGTTCAAAACAATTATTGTGAAGGACTTATCCCGTTTTGGGAGAGATTATATCGAATCAGGTAAATATCTGCAAAAGATATTTCCAGAAAAAGGTATTAGATTTATATCCGTAAACGATAACTATGACAGTGAAAATGCAGATGTAAGCGATACACACCTAATTCTTCCTATAAGAAACTTTATTAATGATTCTTATTGTAGGGATATTTCTATGAAGGTTAAATCTTCAAAAGAGATTAAAAGAAAGAATGGTGAATTTATTGGTGCATTTGCTCCTTTTGGTTATAAGAAGGATAGCAAAAACAAACATAAGTTAGTCGTTGATACAGAAGTTTCACACATAATTGAAAGAATCTTCAATATGAAGATAGACGGTTATTCGTCTAAGGCTATTGCAGATTTTTTAAATAGCATAGGTTGTGTAACACCATCTAAGCATAAAGAAAATTCTGGCGATAATCATACTACTGGTTTTATTGTTAAAGACTCTAAATGGGACGCAAAAATGGTCAATAGGATTATTACAAACAAGGTCTATATAGGAGTGCTTGAACAAGGGAAAACTAGAAAACTAAATTACAAGTCTAAGAGAGAAATAGAAGTAAATGAAGAAGATTGGATTGTAATAAACGACTCTCATAAGCCTATTATTTCAAAAAGCATTTATGCTTTGGCTAATAAGATGATGCTCCGAGATGTAAAGCAATCGGCAGATATACCACATATTTTATCAGGAATGCTTTATTGCAAAGATTGTGGATCTTCCATGGTTAGAAGAAAGGTTAAGTCCAAGAATGGATATAATATTTTTTATATTTGTTCTCACTATAATAACAAAGGAGATTGCACAAGACATAGTATAAAAGAAGACTATCTACTTGATATGACTCTTTTTGCACTTAAAGATTATTTAAAAAAATATAATGAACTGCTAAGTCAAGTTAATAAGTTAGATGTATCAAAAGTTACATTTAATATTGACTTTGAAAGCTTAAACTCAGAAAAGAGAAAGTATGAAAGGCTTAGACAATCTTTATATATGGACTTAGAAGACGAGCTTATAACTTCTGAAGAGTTTGAAAGGTTCAGAAAAAATTATCTTATTAAGATCAGGGAAATAGAGAAACAAATTGCTACAAAGAAAAATATACTTGCTACCTTGCAAGAAAAGATGAAAAACAAGGACAGTTTGGTTTCTGAAATTGTTCCCACTGATTTAAGCAGCCTAAATAGGCTAACAATTGTATCTTTTATAGATAGAATTGAAATCGGAGAAAATAATGAGATTAATTTTGTCTTTAATAATTTGGAAACAGTTAACTTACTAAAGACCATTATAAAAGAAGAAAGTGAAAATAAGTCCGAAGTAAAGAAGAATTTGATTTCAATAAATCAGGTCTTTGGAAATGCTCTTGAAAATAAGACTCCAATGCAATTAGTTGGAGGTGTTTTATAATGGCAAGAACTTCCAAAAGATATATTGAAAAGAAAAATGAAAAGACAGAAAGAAAAGTCTTTAAGGCCGGAATTTATACAAGATTATCTAACGAAAGAACAGAAGAGTGGAGAGAAAAATCCTACTCAATAGAAACTCAAATCCTATCTTGTAAAGAATATGCATTAAAAGAAAATATAGATGTTTTAGAAGTTTACACTGACTATGAATATAGTGGGACAAACTTTGAAAGACCATCATTTCAGAATATGATGCAAGATATTAGGGATAGAAGAATCAATTGTATTATTATCAGAGATTTATCAAGACTTGGAAGAGAATATCTTGAAATGGGAAGATTGATTGATAAAGTTTTTCCATTTTTAGGTGTTAGATTTATTTCTGTTAATGATAAATTAGACACAGTTAAAGAAACAGATTCCAAGAAATCTTTTGAGGTTACTCTTAAAAATATTATCAACGATATGTATGCTAAGGATATTTCAGTTAAGATAAAAACCTCAAAACACAACAGAGCAAGAAATGGATACTTTATTGGATCTGTTCCACCTTACGGTTACAAGATTAAAAAATCTAAAGAAGGTCAAAAACTTGTAATTGATGAAAATGTTAGATTTATAGTGGAAGAGATGTTTGATTTAACTCTTCAAGGCAAAAGCCAATATGAAGTCGCAAAGCATTTTAATGAAAAGGGGTATGCTCCAGGAATGGTTTATTACAAAACTGGTAGAGTTTATAGAGAAGATGATGATCCTGAATGGAATAAAGGGACAATTTCTAAAATGCTTACAAACCCAGCTTATACGGGAACTTTAGTACAAGGAGTTAAGCAACAAAACCTTGCAAAAGGAATTAAGCAACATTTTGTAGATGAAAGTCAGTATATAATTTGTGAAAATGCACATGAAGCAATCATTTCTAAGGAAGTTCACGAAAGAATATTACAAGAAAGACGAGATAGAAAGAAAAATCATGTTTTCAGTTCGCCAATGCACAATTTTGAAAATAGGGATTATGAGAACAGATTTAAAGGTCTTGTAATTAACAATAATACTGGCAAAGAACTTAATAGAAGAACTCGTATCTATGGTAAGAATAAAGATAGACTTTACTATTGTTTTCAGAATGAAAGATTTAGCGGAAGTATAAAACCCGAAAAATCAGTATTCATTATGGAAAGAGATTTGGATCAGGCTATTAGTGATAAGATTTCTGAGTTTATTATTAAGACAACTAGCAAAACAAAATTTGTTAATCGAATTAAAGATAGATTTAATAAAGCAATAGATACTTGTAAGAAAGACATTGAAAATCTTAAGAGAAAAAACCTAAATGAAGAAAATATCATTCAAAGAGCCTATGAAGAATATAGTCTAGGCAAGATTGATAGAGACGAGTATCTATTAAAAAGAGAGATTGCTCAAAGTCATATGGCTACATTTGATAACGAGATTTCAGCAATTGAAGTTAATATATCAAAACTTAAAAAAGAAAGATTAAAATCAACAAAATGGATAAATGATTTATATGCTTCAAAGAATTTGGAAAAGCTACCTGGTGATTTAATCCATAGCTTAATTGAAAAAATAATAGTTTATGATAAACACGAATTTGAAATAGTCTTTAAATTCAATATAGATAATTTAGTAGGAGGAACAGACGATGAGTAAGGTTGCTCTTTATATTAGATTATCCGTTGAAGATGTGATAAAGACTGATGAAAGTGAAAGCATCATAAATCAAAGAGCATATCTAAATGATTATCTAGATAAGAATGAAGAATTTAAAAACTTCACAAGAGAAGAATATGTTGATGACGGATACTCTGGAACAAATGAAAATAGACCAGCCTTTCAAAGAATGCTCGAAGATGTAAAGAGAAATAGTATCCAGACGATAATTGTAAAAGACTTGTCCAGATTTATGAGAGATTATATAACACTTGGGGATTATCTTGAAAATATATTTCCATTCCTAGGAGTAAGATTTATCGCTATAAATGATGGCTATGATAGTAATAAAGAAAAGGGAAATGGAACAGATTTAGATATTCAATTCAAGGGACTATTATATGATTTCTACACAAAAGATATTTCTGAAAAGGTAAAGTCATCTATGACCACACTTAAAAAACAAGGAAAGTTTTTAGCTTGGAGTCCACCATTGGGATATATGAAAGATCCTAATGATAGACACAAAATCATAGTTGACGAAGAAACTGCTTGGATAGTAAAGAAGATTTTCAAACTTGCACTTGATGGCATATCTTCAAGAAATATAGCTAAGATATTAAATGAGGAAAAAATTCCAACACCATCAAAAAGAAAGAGTGAATTAACAAATCTTGATTTTGAATATTCAATAATTAGAACAGCCAAAAAGCCTAGACCAACTTGGACTAATGGGAATGTAATAGATGTATTAGCAAATGAAAATTATACTGGAACTTACACTTTCAATATGCAAGATAAGTCAGTGTTAAACCCATCTTCTTTTAAATTCAAACCAAAAGAAGAATGGGAAAGAGTTGAGAATAATCATGAAGCTATTATATCTAAAGAAGACTTTGAAAAAGTTCAGAAGATAAAAGAGAAGAATCTGTTTATGAAAGGTAAAAATACCGATTATGAATGGAGGAAGAAATCTCCGCTACAAGGTTTTGCAAAATGTCCAACTTGTAATCACATTCTAGGATGTATTCAATCAAAAAGAAAACGAAAAGATGGAACTATAAGAGTTCACACATATTTTTCTTGTAGGATATGTAAGTGTAATAATGTAAAACATAAGAATTCAAGAGCAGGAAGCCTTGAAGAGCAAGTATTTGAAGCAATAAAAGAAAAATATGGTCTAGAAGATTCAAACAAAGATGAAAAAGTAAAAGTTAAACCTATGGAAAAATCTATCGAAGATCTTGAAGCTAAGAAAATGCAAAATTTTGAGAAGTATAAATTAGGCAAGATGAATAGACAAAAATTCATCGACTCTAAAAATTTGATAGATGAAGAAATACAAGCAATAAAAGAAAAAATACAAAAAGCAAAAGAAGAAAAAGAAGTAATAGACAACACTAAACTTACCAGAGAATTGATGGAAAAATATATAGACTCAGTATTCTGTGAAGGAAACGAAGTGTTGAACATAATATGGAAGTAGCAAAGGGAGTGAGCAATCACTCTCTTTTAAATTACATAACTATAACCCATTTTTTGTCATAAGCTTGACATGAGAGGGTTCCGGCGGAATGTTTGTGCAAAGCGAAAAATTTGTACAGGCGCATAGTGACAATCGAGGGAATATCTCCGTTTACGGACAAGAATCCAATGCGGATACATGGAAGATGGCAAAAATGAATATGGCGATAAGAGGAATTGATGCGAATTTCGGGTCTTACCATGCGGATACGTTTTTTAATGATCTTCATAAAACATTAAAATCGGATTTCATTATGGCAAATCCTCCTTTTAACCTTTCTAATTGGGGAGCGGATAAATTAAAAGATGATGTCAGGTGGAAGTATGGAACGCCGCCATCCGGAAATGCAAACTATGCTTGGATCCAACATATGATTCACCACTTGGCACCCAATGGAAAAATCGGCTTAGTACTTGCCAATGGAGCCTTATCCTCTCAATCTTCCGGAGAAGGGGAAATCCGAAGAAAGATTATAGAAGATGATCTGATTGAAGGGATTGTCGCTCTGCCTACCCAGCTTTTTTACAGTGTAACCATTCCGGTTACGCTTTGGTTCATTTCAAAGAACAAGAAACAAAAAGGAAAAACGCTGTTTATTGACGCTCGCAAAATGGGCTTTATGGTTGACCGCAAGCATCGAGATTTTACAGAGGGGATACAGGCAGACGGAAGCCTTGGAGACATTGACTTATTGGCAAAAACCTTTGAAGATTTTCAAAATGGAGTATTGGAAGAGAAAAAAGGATTTTCAGCGATAGCATCCATAGAGGACATTGCAAAACAAGACTATATCTTAACTCCGGGTCGATATGTCGGCATTGAAGAACAGGAAGATGATGGAGAACCATTTGAAGAAAAGATGACAAGACTGACCTCAGAACTTTCCGATATGTTCAAGAAATCTCATGAATTGGAAGAGGAGATTCGTAAGAAACTGGGGGCGATTGGGTATGAAGTATAAAAGATACGCTCTTTCGGAATTGGCGATAATTAAATATGGGAAAAATCAGAAAAAAGTTCTTTCAGAGGATGGGAATATTCCTATTTATGGTACGGGAGGATTAATGGGATATGCGACAACAGCCCTTTATGATAAACCATCTGTTTTAATTGGAAGAAAAGGGACAATAGGAAAAGTTAAATATGTGGAGCATCCATTTTGGACGGTTGATACGCTTTTTTATACTATCATCAATACGGACATTGTAATTCCAAAATACCTATATTATGTTATGTCTCTTATAGACTTAAACAACTATAATGAGGGAACAACCATTCCAAGTCTGAGGACAGAAACTCTTAACAGGCTTAAATTTGATATTCCGTCAATAGAAGAACAAAAAATAGCGCTTTCTTGTCTTAATCCGATAGATGAAAAAATAGAATTAAATAATGCGATAAACAATAATTTAGCGGCTTAAAGTTCGATGTTAGAGACATCAAGCTCGCCAGATATCAATTTAGGTAAAAGGGTGTCACGAGTTGTAGCTAATCGTACATTTTCATCTTTGTTATGACCAATCATCTCAAAAATCGGCGTTACTGTGGCTGTGTAATTGCGGACATCGTCAAAGTCTAAGTTGCTTATTGGCATAGCAGCTATATGCTGAGGATAAATGTGCGGCTGTGCAGAACCAGTTTGAGCATCGTATATTTCTTTCTGTCGCTTTTTTAATAGCATATACCAAAAATATACATCATCTGTCATAGAACTATCAATATAAGATGAGTCGGATGCCCAAATTGGTATATTCCATAAGCTAACATATCCCGAATTTGCACCTGAAGCAGATATAGCAAGAACAGGAGCAACTGTATTAGCTACATTATGATAAGTTGATGGTACCAAACCGCCAGCAACAACTGGAACATTTCCAAATACGGCGTTTTTTGATAGTAAGCTCTTGCCTCTTTTAGGCGTTATGGTATCTCCGATAGTATTTTCTCCATTTGATATACTCGGAAAAATAGCATCAAAAATTGCCTGAGCTTGTTGTTCTAAATTATTGTTTAACATATAACCCATAACTCTCGTGGGTGGCGAGGGTTAATATTCGGGAACATCCGCCCCATAGTCGTTCTCTAAGATTATTCAAAGGAGAATTGACTTATGAAACAAGAGTTTATCAAAGATGTTATTCAGGAAATGTTGCCTTATTTGAATAACGCACAAAATGGAAAGTTGCAAGAGGTACTGCAATGCTCCCTTGCGAAGTATGAGGTCATAAAAAGAAAGCAACAAGAGAAAAGCACGGAACAGAACTTTGTAGAACTGTTTTTATCGGCAAAACGCATAGAGGGCTGTTCCGAGAAATCTCTTAAATACTACAAGGCGACTATCGAAGCGATGCTTAATGGGCTGAAAAAGAATGTCAAGCATATTGTTACGGATGATATACGAGGCTATCTAACTGAATATCAAGCAAAGAAAAAGTCGAGTAAGGTTACGATAGACAATATCCGCCGTATTCTTTCAAGCTTTTTCTCTTGGTTGGAGGATGAGGATTACATTTTGAAAAGTCCGGTAAGGCGCATACATAAGGTGAAGACCGGTACCAATATCAAGGAAACCTATTCCGATGAAGCATTAGAACTTATGCGTGATAACTGCACGGAGCTTCGAGACTTGGCAATGATTGATATGCTGGCTTCAACCGGTATGCGTGTCGGTGAAATGGTGCTGCTGAACCGAAATGATATTGATTTTAACGAGAGAGAATGTATCGTTTTCGGTAAAGGCAGCAAAGAACGAGTGGTCTATTTTGACGCTCGCACAAAGATTCATTTGCAGAATTATCTTAACAGTAGAATAGATGATAATCCGGCACTGTTTGTGTCCTTGAAATCGCCTCACGAAAGGCTGAAAATCGGTGGTGTTGAAGTGAGATTAAGGGAATACGGAAAGAAATTGGGATTGGAAAAGGTACATCCACACAAATTCAGGCGTACCCTTGCAACGATGGCAATAGATAAAGGAATGCCCATTGAGCAACTGCAACAGCTTTTAGGGCATAGAAAGATTGATACAACTTTGCAATATGCAATGGTCAAGCAAAGCAATGTAAAAATTGCTCATCGGAAATACATAGGATAGGGAGGAAAATTGGATGGTAAAATGGAAAGAAAAAACTTTAGGAGAAGTAACATCTTTTATTACAAAAGGAATACCACCAAAATACTCAGACTATGAAAGTGAAAGTACTATTTGGGTACTAAATCAAAAGTGTAATAGAAACTTTGAAATATCATATTCTGATGCAAGATTACATGACTATAATTTAAAAAAAATTCCGGAAAATAAAATGCTGATGGATGGAGATGTTCTGATTAATTCTACTGGGACAGGAACCGCAGGTCGTGTGGCACAGTTACAAAACATTCAGAAGCCAACAACAATTGACGGGCATATGATTTTATTAAGACCTACGGATGATATAGATTCGCTGTATTATGGTTATGCAATAAAAGCATGTCAGAGTCAAATAGAAGGATTTGCAGAAGGTTCAACAGGACAAACTGAGCTCAATCGTAAAAGACTACAGGATGAAATTATTGTTAGGTATCCGGTTGATAAACAGGAACAAAAGGCAATAGCTTATTTTCTTTTGGATTTAGATGAAAAAATTAAAATAAATGTTAAAATAAACAATAATTTAGAGCAGCAAGCTAAAGCTCTCTATAAAAATTGGTTTTTTGATTTTGCTCCGTTTTCATCCGATGGAAATCTGCCTGATGGCTGGTGGATTGGTACTGTCAGCGATATTATTCAGCTTCACGACTCTAAGCGAGTTCCTCTTTCGGGTGCAGAAAGAAACAAAATGGCGAAGATTTATCCTTATTATGGGGCTACATCACTGATGGATTATGTTGACAACTATCTTTTTGACGGCATTTATCTTTTAATTGGGGAAGATGGTACGGTCGTGGATAGTTTAGGTTTTCCAATTCTCCAATATGTTTATGGACAATTTTGGGTCAACAATCACGCTCATATCATAACAGGTAAAGGGGGCTTCTCGGTTGAAGAACTATATTTATTTTTCAGTTTGACAAATATTAAATCAATCGTTACTGGAGCTGTTCAGCAAAAGGTTAGCCAACAAAACCTAAAGAAAGTTTCTGCTATCATACCAAGCAAGGATGCTTTGAGTGCCTTCGATGAACTAATTCAACCAATTTTTTCTCAAATCCGTAACTTGAGAGATGAAAATGCTCGTTTAATTGACCTAAGAGATGCTCTTTTACCTAAATTGATGTCTGGCGAGCTTGATGTCTCTAACATCGAACTTTAAGCCGCTAAATTATTGTTTATTCCTGTTAACATAATGTTTATAAAAGTAAATTCTAAAAAAAGAAAGGATACTAAAATGACGGATGATATAAAAGATAAAGAGATAGTGTTAGCGATTTGTTATGATTTTGATAAGACGATTTCTCCGGATGATATGCAAGCTCAAGGATTTATACAGTCATTAGGACAGGAAGTTGAAAATTTTTGGAATGAGTCTAATAAATTAGCTGGTGATAATGATATGGATCAAAACTTGGCATGGATGTATAAAATGACTAAAGAATCAAGAGGGACGCATGTTTTTAATAAAGAGATGTTAAGAAACTATGGGAAGAATGTAAACTTGTTTCCAGGTGTTAGTACATGGTTTGATAGAATAAATCTGTATGGAGAAGAAAAAGGAATAAAAGTTGAACACTACATTATCTCGTCGGGTCTGAAAGAAATGATTGAAGGAACGGAAGTTGCGAAATATTTCAAGAAAATTTATGCAAGTTCGTTCTATTTTGATGAAGATGGTGTAGCGGTATGGCCGGCACAATGCATTAACTATACGAATAAGACCCAGTTCTTATTTCGAATCAAAAAAGGTGTTCTTGAAATTAATGATACAAAAGTAAATGATTATTTGAGTGAGGATCAATCTAGAGTTCCGTTTAGAAATATGGTATATATTGGAGATAGTGATACAGATATACCTTGTATGAAACTTGTATCCATAAATGGCGGATACTCTATTGGTGTACATGGGAAAGAATCAAAGAATAAAGTGTTTAAGATGATAGAAGAAAATAGAATAAAATATTTTGCAGAAGCTGATTATAGTGAAGGTTCTGAATTGGAAAAATTACTAAAAAATATTATAGATAGAACGGCAGCAAATGAAATCTTGGAAATGAAAAATATGGAATGTGTACAGGAAATGATGATTGAGAGACGAAGCAAGGATGAACAATTTATCCAAAAAGAAGATTTGATAGATAAATTGAATGAAAGTTCATCGTTTTCAGAAACGCATGAAATAATAGGATTAATGAGTGGTATAGATAAATGGGAAAAAAGTCAAATAGAAAGAATATTGGAAGTTGGAATAGCAAATAGTCAGGTAAAATACATTTTAAAAGACAAAGATATAAAAAAATTCTATGTAAGAATAAGCCAAGGAACAAATAGCACACATGCAAAAAAAATAAGGGAGCTTATAGATAAATAGGAGGATATCAATGCGTTTGATTTACACGGAAGCATCATACGAAAATTCAATCATTGAATTATTTCAAAATAAATTGGGATACGAGCACGCATACGGTCCCGATATTGAAAGGGACTTTTACAGTCCATTGTATGAAGATGTTCTGCTGGAATCGCTATATCGTTTAAATAGAGGTTTACAGGATGATGCCATTCACGAGGCACTATATAAACTCAAAAATTTTGAAAATGGTGAGCTTGTGCAGAAAAACGCCATATTTATGGACTATCTGCAAAATGGTATTCCTGTCAGATACTTTGTTGGTGGT